ACTCTTATTTCTTCTATATCGTTTATCTCTCCCTCTGACATAACGATTGCCATATATAAATATGTATTATCAGTTCCAGAAGTTTCCATAAAAACCCTAACACCCCCTGTTAATCTTTCTCCAAAAATTACAGGAATATTTGCGTCATTAGATTGTTTATTAACTAAAATACCTTTTTCAAAATCATCAAATTCATTAGTACCAAAATCTTCTATTTCAGGAACTTTTGGTCTTAATGCCCAAGTTAAAAATAATGTTACCCCTAATGATACTAGAGGATTCATATTACCAAAAAATTTAGCAATACTTGTTACAGCTTTAAAAATACTACCAAAACCCATTATGCTCTACCCCATTTAATATCTTGCACTGTTTGAGAACTAAAATCCATTCCCACATCTGTACTAAAGAATCTTTGTTGTGATGTATTGTTAGTCTTTCGACCATTCTTTTTTTCAAAATCTGCCCAATGAGATACGATTGATAAAGCAACTGTACTATCTTTTTCTCCCTCTTGTATTTCAAAACTTTCTATGTTTCCTTTGTATAAAAGAAATGGGTCAGCAATTAATGTATTATCATCTGCTAATAAACCTCTAAAAATAGTAACAGAATCATTAATTACATTTTCATTTAACACTACTGATATAAATGTTTGATCTGCACCAGATAGGCTAATACTTACACTTGATTTAGTAATATCTGTTTCTTCTGTATGATTAGAAACACCCATAATAAAATCACTAGCTGAATAAGTAACTGATGAGCCTGAAACTGATGAAGTTAGATCAAATGAGCAATCTGTTATATTAATAGGAGTACCAAAGCCAATAGTAATAAGATGAACAGGCCTAATATCATTAGTCGCTAGTTCGTTCTTTATCGCTGTTGTTAGGCTTCTCGTCATATTGTTCGTAAGTTGTTTGAGTTACACTTTCTGTACCTTTTAACATAGTATATTCAAATTTGCTATTAGGTTTCTTGTATTCTTTAAGATCGTTAATACTAGCATCTATTTGATCTTCATTAACAATAATTTCAGCAACAAAGTCGGCAGTTATTTTATGGGTTATTTTATATTTTTTCACTATAAAGATTCTTCTACATCAAATTCAAATTGATACAATAGTGCACCATCTTTAGCAGTTCCAACTACACCAAACTCTTGAATATCATTTGTTAAATGTACTGTAAATGGAACATTATCATAAGTAACTGCTGAATCATTTGCTAATGCTGTAAGTAAAGGTGGCTCAATAGTTACTGTTGAAGCATTACTAGAAGAAGTTACATCTGCTACAACCATATATACTTTATTATGTGAAGCAAACTTTAAAAAATCTCCAGCCCTAAATTTGTGTGTTCCATCATTATTGTGTCCGTCCATAGCAATCGTTGTATCTCCTACTGCGTGAGCACCATTAACTAATACTGTTCCTGATTCATTACCTCTAGCGTCTTCTACTTCTGGTGGGATAATTGTAAAATTTTCTTTACCTGATCTTTGTTTTATTATAAAAGCCATTAACTCTCCATATACATCTGATCTAGTTCCTGTAACTATTCTAACTGTAAATGCAAATCTTTGATTGTCTATTTGTCTAGCAAGTTTCTTACCAGATACAGTTTTTGATAAAATAGTATTTTGAATAGACCTTATTCCTAAAGATTCAAACTTTGCAGAAGATATTGGAAAAGCACCTGACATTAGATTAAGTTTTTACTCCCTCTTTCATTAACTGCATTATTAATTAATTGTGTAATAGTTCCTCTTGATCTAACTAATAATTCTTCAAAGCCAGAAGCATCTACTGTGTTAATATTAAAATTAACATTAGTTGCACCACCATTTGTACCTCTTGCATTTTGTGTTATTTGTCCTGATGAGTTAGGTATAAATAATTCTGCACCTTGTTCTCCAACTACGATTGGTTGTCCTTTAGATACTGCACCACCTTTGGCCATAAAAGGTATTCCACCACCACCACTACCACCAGATAACATATTAAGCAAAATTTGTCTTTTTAGATTGGTATTTTGTTTTCTTATTAAATTATCTTTTTCTGCTTCTTTTTTAACTATATCTCCTAATAATATTTTTTCTATTCCAAGTAATGCTATTCTCTCAATAGTTTTTGAAATAATATTTATCAAAATTTGTTGTGCTAATTGTTTAAATGTAACACTTAATTCTTTTCCTAAAACAACTGATTCTGCAATAGATTTAGAAATACCTTGAGTTATTGATTTTACTTGCCCTACTATTTCTTTTTCTATCTTAAATCCCTCGTTTAGTTTTTTAACTTCTTCAACAAGTTTTTCAAAAAGAGATTTTTGTTTTACTAAATCAAGATTAACTTCTTTAATAACTTTTTTACCTTTTTCTATTTCAACAACAAAAGGAACGTCAAATCCTAATAGTCTTTGTATATTTTCAATTTGTCTTTTAATAAAATTAGTAGCATTACCAACTGCCCTTAATGCACCAGCAAATGCTCTAACTGCAAATACTAAAACTTTACTAATTGCATGACCAATAGTTTCAAATGCGTCTGCATTTTCTTCAATAAATTCATTTAAAGATTTAAATTCTTTTTTAAGTTCATCAAAAAAACCAGCACCAGCAACACCTCTTTTAAAATTAAATAATTTATCTCCAAGCATTGATAATGTTCCTGTAAATGTATTAGCAAGTTCATCTGTTGCTTTTCCAAATTTACCCTCTTTACCAAACACTCTTTCAAATGCTCTCACTGTTTCTTCTGCTGTTACAGTTGCACCAGCTTTAAAACCAAGCATATCTCTAACACCTTTTTCTCTAAATATATCTGCACTAGCAATACCACCAGCAAATGATCTTTGTATTTGCTCTCCAGCAGTTCTAAAATCTATTCCTGTAACAGATGCAACATTCCCTGTTATTTCTAATATCTTTGCTAATCTATCTGCATCTCCAGCAACTACTGCCAAATTTCCTGATGCTTCTTGTATTTGTTCTAATGAAAATGGAACTTTAGAAGCAAAATTTGCCATTACATCAAATGCTTTTGCACCCTCTTGTGTACTTCCAAATAATTGTTTTAATCTAACTTGTAAATCTTCAATACTTCTTCCTGTTGAAATAAAAGATTTTACAACTAATCCTGTACCTAATCCAATAAAAGCACCTTTAAGAGAAAATACTGCATTTTTAAGACTTGCTAATCCACCTCTAATACCATTAAAGGCTTGTTTAGTTTTATCTTGTGCTGTTATGTTTATCTTTAAATTCTGTGCCATTATGTTTTAAATTTCTTTGCTTCTGCTAATGATTGATTGGTTTTATACTGTTCTTGCTCTTTTTTCAAGTAAGCTAACCAAAGATTATAATGTTCTATTGGCATATCAAGAACTTGTTGAATTGTAAGATGTAATCTCTCTGCAATAACTAAAAGCGACCTAACATCATGGTCGCTATTTACTTTTTTTCGGCTTCCTCAAAATTATCGCCTCTTGTAATAAGACTAGCAATACGATCTATAACTTTTCCATCTGCTTTTTTTCTTAACGCAAATTTATCTTCTGGTTTAAAGGCTTTTATCATTTCGCCTTTTTCATTTTTAATAAGAAGTTTCATTATAACTAAATCAACTAAAGCATTTAAATCTTCAAAATTATTTGATTTTTTAATTATATAATTTCTTTCTTCAAGGGTTAATGGCTCTGAATAGAATACACTCGGATTACCATGCTCGTCTTTCCACTCCTCAACTTCAATAGTAGTAGTTTTAAGAGTTTCAAAATGAGATTTAACTCGATCAATAACTGACATAAATTAAGATTAGACAGTACCTATTGTAAGTGCACCTGTTCCTTGAAAAGTAACAGTTCTTGAAACAATTGCGTCCATTGAGTTATTAACTGACATTCCTGTAACAATTCCTGTACCAGCAAAACTTCTGTCGCCACTTGCATTACCCTCTGGTAATAAAATAAAAGCGATTGAAGAACCAGCAGTTAAACTTGTTTGTGGGCTATCTGTTTCGTCAAAGTGCATTTCTAATGTTCCAGAGAATGAAGTTCGACCAGCAACAAATGATTTAGTAGCATCTGTTAAAGCTGTATCTTCTACAACATCTCCTGTAGTTTCAAGTGTGAATGATGTTAGTTCCCCAACACCAGTTCCACCAGCAGTAACTACGCCTTCTTTTCCGTGATGTGTTGCCATTTTTTGTCCTTGTTTGATTTAGTTTGTTTGTTTTCTTTTTCTTGCTTATAGCCTAAACTTATAAAATGTTCAAGATTAGATTCATTAATAACTATCTCTGAATTACCTTTATATAATTTAATGTCTTTAGCCATAAGTCCTTTTATTATCTTTCATCTTCTTCGTCAATATCTTCTTCATCTTCTTCAAAATCTTCGTCATCTAAATCTTCTTCCCACTCTTGACTTTCATCTTCTTGGTTTTCTTTTAATTCAGCCAATAAGTCTTTTACTTCTTCACATAACATAGACTCTTTATCGTGTAATTTTTCTATTTGGTCTATTTTCTTTTCTATTCTATTTATAATTTTAGTTGTCATTTATTCTCCTATGGTGTTCCAGCTTGATATTCGTACATACATCTAATAGTCATTCTTATTCCACCAACAGGAAATAAAGAACCCTCGTCAGTTTCTACTTGTATAACTTCTGAATCAAGTGCATTACCACTTCGAGTAATATCAGTTTCTATTGCAGTTTCAATAGCTGTAATTAATTCATTTCTTTTTGTATCTATATTGGCCTCTGCACCTTTAACAAAACCTAGTATAACAAAATCAATAGTACCATGCCTAGTTTTAGCACCACTTCCTAATTCAGAGTCATCTCTATTTTCTTCTGATGTTTGTACTATTACTGCTGGATATTGTTTATCTGATAATTCGTCTAATAAAAAAGGTTGTCTAGTTGCTTTTATAATATCTGGGCTAGATATAGCAGATATAACTGACAATAAATTAGATGCTATGTTTTCTCTTACACTCATATTCTAAACTTTCTTAATTCTTTTTCTACAAATCTGTTGAATTGCTTACTTATAATCTTTTCTGTTCTATTGTTAAAGCCAAAAAATTCTCTTTTATTTTTTCCTAATACCTGATTAAATACTGCTCTTTGCCTCATCTGTGAATTTGTAAAATTTACTGAAACTTTATGCTTTCCTGTTTTTTTTACTGAACCTGATGGAGTTAAACTACCTAACATTCGACCAGAATAAAATAAATCTACATTTGTTGATTTACCCTCTTTGTTTAATTTTTTTAAATAACCAGAACTATAAGGTGCAAAAGGCCTATCATTAAAATCAATACCTTTTTGTGTTTTAGTTCTTATTATATCTACTAATTGGAATCCAGCTTGTTTAACACCTTTATCAATAACTCTTGATAATACTGATTGGAATTTTTTAAATTTTTGAGATACTTGTTTTTGATTAGATGTAATCTTTAATGTTACAGCCATTATCTAGTCAATCTTCTAAATCCATGTAAAGGTTCTCTCTCGTTAGATACAATAGTTCCATCTGCATCTACATCATATTCTACACCATCTTCTAATATCATTCTCCATTCGATATTATATTGGCTCATGTAATATTCTTGCATTCTTTCAAATCTATCTTTTTCTGTTTCTGGTCTAAATTTAGTTAATGCTGGTAAATAGAATCTTCCAAGAAATAGATAAACACCAGCTCTTTCAAACTGATCTAAATTAACTTTTGTATTAACCATTTCAGCAGTATTTAAAACTGTAATATCTGTGAATATGTTTGTTTTATATACAGGCCACCATTCTACTCTTAATGCTCTAAAAATATCGTTAGTAGTTTGTGCTAGAAAATTAGTTGTTTCTGTAGCTGTTGTAGATATACCAAAATCAAACGCATCTGGTTGGTATTTTAAAACATCTGATGTAGTAATAACATCTGCACCCGTATAATTAGCCATAATTTACTTCCAAATTAGATAAATTATTAAAATAGCTACAGGGATTGAATACATTGGATTATTTTTAGATTTAATCCAAACCCATTTTGACCATTTCTTTAATTTAAATTTAATTAATTGATTCATCTTTTTTCTTTCTTGCTTTTCTTTTCTTCGGTTTAAGAGGTATTACTTTTGTTTCATTTTCAAAAGTTTGATCTACTTCTTTAATATTTTCTTTTACATCATCTGATGCAACTTTAAAACCTCTAAAATCATACATAGATTTATTAGTTTCATAGTCTAACTGACTTCTAGTGATTGTTTTGTTACCTCTTTTTAAAGTAACCATCTTTTCATTTGATAATACTAATTTAACCATTTTATTCTCCTAAGTTAGTTGCGAGGGCAGTTGCCCACCCTCACAAAGTATCCAATTATTATTGGATTGATGAATCACTATGGAAC